TAAACGCTTTAACATCAAAAGTATAATCTGAATTTGGTGTTCCACCACCAATAAGCACTTCATCAAATCCAGCGTCCACTCTAATCATATTGTCTTGAGTTAAACCTTTAATTTGGAAATCATTGTCTCCTCCACCTGAGTTGATTGTTGCTTGACCCGTCACGTCGAGAGATACTACTGTCGTTGCACCTGCTCCGAGAGTGCCTGTTGTTGTAATATCCCCTGTACTCTCAATATCAGAATCAGTCCAAATTTTACTATTAAGAGTTCCAAAATCAGTCATTACAAAAGTTCCTGCACCGTGTCCGTAGTCATTATTAGGGTCAGATGCCATAATATAATATTTATCTTTTGCTGAATTATAAAGAGTTACTTGATTATATCCTCCAACAGAAGGAATCAAGTTTATCCCACCTTGCATAGTGCCAATAGCATAATCCCCTGTTGCGTCAGTTGGTTTTAAAATTGGGGAATCAATACCACCTATATCTTCAGTTCCAAATTCCCAGTATGTTGTTGCAGTTCCAAACTTAGAACCAATTCCTCCTTCCACACTATCCCCAGCAGTCTTCGGAGAAAGGATGGTCCCTACTCTTTGCCAGAAATCATTAGCATCAGTATAAAATTTTGTTACTAAATCATTATTCTTTACAGGCTCTCCGTTTATAGAAAGGACTCCGTCCCAATTCATTCTGTCTTTGCCTATGCCAGTCCATCCACCCATAAGAGATACTAGAAACAAGACTTAATAAAATTATGTACTAAAGATTCCTTTGAATAGAACTACTGCGTCTGGGTCTGTTAGCTGAGTTGTTCCTTCCTCACAAAGAGTTACCTTAGTTCCTTGGAATGGTTCCACGCTTGTGTCTGAGGATAAAGCAAAGGATGCCTTCCATGTACCACATCTCTTTGGAACTAACATTAGAGCCTGTGATGTTGGAACAACATTGTCAACTATGATTTGGCCTACTCCTGCGATGCTAGCAACACGTCCATTCTTAGCAACTGATTCACCAGCCCTAGGGGCCTGTGCACCTTTCTCGTAGATGTAATTGTTCATTGCTCTGAATGTCTTATGGTTGACAAAGATTTGTAGGTTGTCAGTAGGATAGTTCTTCTCTCCGATCAGCTGAGTACCAAACATAAGGTTGTCTATGATAGTTGCACTTGCTGCATCCCAGAACTGGCCGCCTGTGATTGTAATACTCTGAATATCAACAGGGGTTCCTGCATCAGAAAGCACGCTGTAAATCCTAGCATCTACTTTGCTGATTACCTTTTCAGTTAGCTTCTCTAGTGTCCTCTTGATAACATTAATGTTGTTTGTCCTAATGTCTTCCCAGAAGATAACATCCGAACATCCATACTTAACGAGATATGCTGAAATCTCTTGGAACTCTGATACTAATTGAGGGAATGCCTCTCCTCTTACAAGTCCTTCGCTATCATTACCAGTAACATCATCTAAAACGTCTGGGTCCGCTCTGAAAAAGGAGTTCTTGTTTGCGGAAGTAGAATCGATTGCAACTGCTTGCTTCATCACATATTTGTTAGGAGCGAATCCTTTAAGAAATGCATCAACAACTTCTTTCCTTAGGCCGACTGTTCCGTTCTGGTCTGAACCTACGAAGCCCGCGTTTGCTGTGCCTGTTGCCATTATCTAGATTTCTCCTTTGGTTTAGCTTCAACTTTAGGTACTTCTTTAACTCCGTTTGCTTTGTCTAGTCTTGCCTTAGCATTCTCGGGGGTATCTCTGTGTAAGTTTGACTCTGCCATTAGTTGTTCACCCTCACTTGTACTCTTTCGTTAGTGGCTGCTGACTTCACTGCATAACCCACCTCAATTTGATGGGAAGTAAAAGAAGGCATCCTCATAACATAATTTCCTGGAGTCGCAGTTTGTAGTTTGTCACCAGCTACGATCGTTCCGCTTGCAGTAAATTCATAAATACCATTCTCCCATGCTCCAACTCTTGTAGAAAAATCAGTTCCGCTCTTGTCTGCGGATGCAATCCCCGCAAAGATGTCAGCCGTTCCAGTAGATGCCGAAGCAGTCCTAGGAGTTGCGAGTTTTAGAATAGTTCCTTTGGGAATCTTTGTTCCAGAAGCACAATCAAAGCCACGAATATCACCAGCAGAATTCATTCCATACTGTTCAATCTTGGTAACCTCTCTTGCCATAGTATTCGGTTAACCGAATACTTATTTAAATGTTTCGTTTATAACCACTCTTGCATCCATCTGGTTCCATCGGGATAATCCATTGGTGCTCGTCTATCTTTCTTGATTCCTATGGGGTGAAGGGTCATGTGTACCGACGATAGGTCGCTGAATCCTCTCTCTAGGTCATCGAACATAATGCTCGGAGGGATGCTCTCTGCTTCAACAAAGGCCTTATGTGGAATCTTCTTTAAGCCTAACATCTTCCTAAATACTGCTGTCTTCATACTCATCTTCCAAGAAGGGATAACGTTTAGATCACCCTCTTTTATCCCCATGATAGATAGAACAGTAGGCAAGGCCTCTTCGGGAAACGTGAATTCCATAGTCCCAAGTATAGAATCTCTCAGTCCTCCTTGAACTAATGTGATTACTTCCTCGTTAGTCTCCATGTTAGTCCTGCGCCACTTGAAGAATAGATTTTGAGCCATTGCAACCCAGAGGGCTTTCTGTTGAGGGACTCCTCTGATGTTAAATACTAGATGCATTAGAACTTCCCCTCTTTGTAGAATTGGTAGCCTTTGATTACTGAAATTAGAACTGTGAAGAATGCTACGTAAATCCTTATCTCAAGATTGCTTATCATTTTTTGCCGAAGGATTTAATGATTGCTTGGGCGGTATGGATGTTGATTGTGGATTTTCTGATTGCTTCCTTAGCACTATTGATGACATTAGTGTGTACTGTGATTATCTGTTTGGACTGGTCAACGATGTTCTTTATGTCACTTTTAGAAATCTTCATTCTGACTCTGCCAATAATTTATCTGCCATAACTTGGTCTTCGTCTACTGGTTCCGTTTCCACTCGTTCACCAGCTGTCCCGCCGAGCATTTGGTTCGCCTCGAGCCTCTGTCTTTCTGCCTCAAACTCTCTGCCCTTAACAAGTTCAGCTTCAAACTCGACATTATATGCTTTAAGTTTTTCCAGAGGAGTTTGAGTTTCTTTGGGAACCTCCACAGGAGTATCAGGTTTCTTTCCGCTTGTGTCAGTCTTATCTGTTTGTTCATTTTCCATTTTTTTTAATAGGCAAATTGCCGAGTATTAAACCCAGTACGAATAAAACCAGTCCTAATTCTATACTCATAATAATAACATGACACAGGGCTTTATAAAAGTATCGCTATGATGTAAATAACGATTGGATAGCCGATGTGTCCTGCTATCGCTGCTAAGATAAAGTATTGTGTGACTTCTATTCTTCCTAGTCTCTCTTGTGTTGTTTTCATCTTCTTCTTTTTATCATGTCGATATATTTTAATTCTGTTGCCTCAGTTGTTCCCATAGCAATCGCCATCTCTGTCGTCAACACATCCCTCTCACCAGCACCAGAATAAAAGGAGTTGAACTCCGCTAGATTTGGTATAGCGTTCTCGAATGCAGCGACGTCGCTCTGTGTGTCTAGCTTCATTTGTCTGTGGGCTTGGTCGATTAGGGCTAGTTGGTTATTGAATCCTCTGAGTGCCTCTGTCTTTAAGGACGGATTTGCTTCGGCGAATGTTACCCAATCATTAAGGATTTGTTTACCCTCGTCCAGAACTCTCTGTTGTGCGTTTGTGTTGTCTGTCCTCTGTCCTCTCATCTCACTAAGAATACTACTGGCAATCCCAGAGGCGAATCCTAACGCTCCCACAACTGCTATCCCAACAGGGCCTGCGGCTGCCCCAACTGTTCCACCTGCTTTTGCTCCTAAGATTCCCAATCCAATACCACTTGACACACCACGAATTAAACCCGGGATTATTCCCTGCCCGATTGCTCCGCCTATTGAACCTGTATCAAAGCCAGTTGGGGAAATTCCTAACTCGTCGAACTGTCCTACTTGTGCGCCTAGTCCTGCACCCTGCTGTGCTATCTGTTCTATCTGTTCTTGTAATTGTATACCTTCGGCTGCTGACAGCCCCCCTCCTAGTGATTGGTTAAATGCTGTTTTGTCTTGTAGTCTCTCAACATCCTCTCTGGTTTGTATTCTCTCGTTTCCATCGACGTCTGTGATTATCACACCGTTGGCGTTTGCTCTTTCTTCATCTGTGAGTTTTTGGTTTGTAGGTTTTAGAGGTGCTTGGTTTGGGTCTGCTGTAGAGGTCTTTGGAGCTGGAGTGAATGGGTCTTTTGGCTTCGGTGGTAGGAAGGAATCTGGTGCTCTGCTTTCGGTCTTTGGTCTAAAGCTGGCTTTCTCTTGTTCTGCTCGTGCCTTCTCTTCTGCTACCTGTCTTCTTGATTTACACGTCTGGGTTGCTTCATCCCAAACTCCGCCGCTCGCTCTACATTTGGACTTTGCTGATAGGTTGGTTGCTAGGTGTTGTGGTGTGTGTGGCATTATCTATTTACGCTAGGCGTAGCCTCCGATGGTTGAATAGTAGTCGTGCCTGTGTTGGCGTCTTGGTTGTCCTGTGTCTTAGGCGCCAAAGAAGGAGGTCTGTTAAACTTAACCTTCCTTGCCATCTGATTCCAAATAGCAGCTTCCTCGTCTGATTGCTCCTTCCCGTAAGTCTGTTCAAAGATAAGATGTCCGTTGATCCCGCCAACCTCGCTTGTTCCATCTGAGGTTATCATGTTCCTAGGGATTCCGAATGTAGCAAAGGCAAAGTTCTCTCGCGACTGAATCCATGCTTGCCTATCCTCGCTGCTCCTACCGGCCCACGGCTCGATTCTTAAAGTGTCGTCCTTGACTCCAATCATATCTCCGTTAGCCACGCCCTCGGTGATTGCTGCGTTGGCTGTTGCTATGCTACCCTCGTTGTTAGTCTTGTAGTACACTATACCCAAGGCCTTGTCTCTGTGTTTGATAACTCTCTCATCTGCTTCGGCTTCTTGTCTAGCGTCGATGGTATCTCTTAGTGCGTCAATCTGTGAAGTCCCGTGAATTT